TCTAAATGCACAAATGGAAGAATACAAAATGTTTTACTCATGAAACATAAAACTCAATTCAGGAAATGTAGAGGTAAAAGATTCCTTTCTAATCTTATCTAGATGTTTAGTGAGGCTTATAAACTGCTCATGATTTACTGCGTCAAAGGGAGCAGTAATATAATTTTTAGCCAATTCCCATCTATCTAACATGGTCTTACCACAAAGTTTATTTTTCGTGAGAAAGTCAATTTTTTCCTGATATTTTTCTGCTACCTGTAAACGAAAATCTAAAGGAACAACATTTGCTTTATACCAAAGAGGATCAGTTACAATGTTTATATTCATATTATCATATGAAATAAAATTATTATCTATCATGTAATCATAGTACTCAACTAAGGTTGCAAAATTAAAAACGCTCAACGTTACACCAATAATAAATTCGACATGTGGAGTTAATGTTTTAATATCACGAATATTTTTTTCTGCTTTGGACCAAGTCAGTCCTTTTCTAATGTACTCCGCTCTGGGACCCCATGAATCTAAAGAAGCTAGTACAACAACTTTATCAAATTTCTTCCAATAATCACAGATATGTGTATTTTTAAATACAACATTAGATAAATTGGTGTTATATATCAGATTGATATTTGTTTTGTTGTGTTCAATTAAAAGATTTAAAAATTTATAGTGCTCTTCCATCAGTAAGGGCTCACCGCCAGCAAAATACACACTTTCTATTGTAGGTATTATTTCTTCTATCTGTTCCCAAAAAATTTCCCTGGGAATATCGGGTTTAGTTACAACAACACTTCCCGCAGGTTTGCCTAAAAGAGTATTATGGTCTAATGCCCACTTACTACTAAGCTCAGGGCCACATGTTCTACACCGTAAATTACAAAAATTACTAAATCTAAAATCAACATAGGGAAGATTCATCTTCTCAACTGTGCCATCTTCTAAAGTCTCATCTACTTTATCAATGTGATGGAAAAAATTACGAGTTATGTCAGTGCGAAGGCTATTACCACCAAATTCTTCTATCTCGTAGCATCTGCTGCATTCAGGAACATATTCATCGTTTAACATTGCTAAACGATTCTTTTTCATTTGAGGTGAATTCCATAGATGCTTCAAAGAATTTTCTTTAGAAAGAACCCCTAACGGAGTTTGTGGGTCAGATGTACAACACATGTATGTGTTGCCGTTAGGCCATGTATGCATATGTATCCACGGTATTAAACAAAATCTTTTACTTTCTTTTAATAGCTCTTTGTTAAACATGTTCATCTAATACACTGTTAAAGGTTATGAATTTTTCTCGCATACTTTCTATGCTAGGTTTTGACAAATGATTTTTTACATTATCGAAATCCCATGAGTACATGATGTTCCGACACTGCTCTATTATAACACTCTTTTTATGTTCTTCTAGATGCCATGCTTGTTGAAATACTGGATCATAAACCCAGTTTATGTGTATTGGAATTTTTTCTTGATGAACTATAAAATCATAAAATTCAGCTATATGTTCAATATTATATAGGCTAACAGTTTGTACGACACTTAATTCTATCCAGGATTCCTGTTTTAATTTCCGTAGATTTGCCAACGTTGTTTCCCACACACTATTGGTTCTGATGTATTCATTTCTTTCTCCCAAATCATCTATGCTTGCACTTATAGTACACTTCTTGAATTGTTTCCAGTAGGCTAATAATTCATCATCAACATTAGTGAGATTTAAATTGTACCAAAGTTCAATATTATTATTTAATCCGGTCTCAATGAGTTTTTCAAGATAGGAAAAATGTTTTTTAATTAATGTGGGTTCTCCTCCATTAATGTATATTCTTTTAACATTGTGTGAATGAGATAGCAAATCATCCCAGAAGGTATCACTCTCATACCATGTGCCACGTTCAATATCTCCATATTTCGTGACGAACGAAAGTTTATGTTCTAACATTTTATGGTCGCGTATCCATTTGGTACTACTTGCAGGATTACATGTTCGGCATCGAAGATTACACACATTACCCAAGCGAAGTTCGATGAATTCAAAGTCAAGGGAAATAGTACCGTCAGAGTTAGTGTGTTCTACAATATCATCAGAAAAATATCGCTCATTTTCTTCAATTCGTTTACTTCGTAGTCCCATGCGCTCATCATCATAACAGCGTTTACATGAAGCGGGTTCAACACCGTTTAACATTTCTAAACGAACCTGACGATAATAATCACTATTCATGATTTCATTGATGCTGTTCGTGTTTAACGAAAGCCACTCAACCTTATCTCCTTGAAAATTTCTTGCTCGACTTGCTCCACCTGTGTGGTCTGAAATGCAACACAATGTACAACCACCGTGAGGATGTGTGGCCAAATGTTTCCAAGGCAATGAGCAAATTTTACCGTACGGATTGTCTATTCCACCAGTCATATAATTCTGTATCCTGTTTGTAAATATCTTCGATAGTATATAGTTCTCCGCGAACTTTATCTAATTGTCGATGCCAATTTCTTCCATTAAAGAATTTTTCTTCGGCATCTGAAAATTGTTCCTGGAAGGTCGGGCGCTTCTTCATCTCGTTTAACGTGTTTATTAGTGAGTAGCTTTTACCTGTTGCCCGAGGTGTCATATATGCCAATAGTTCGTCAATTTTTCTATCTAGAATATGTCGTGGCCATGCAAAAGGACTCAACACAATATCGGGATGAAATGCAAACATAATTTTTGTTTCAATACGCACATTTAATTCCAATGATAAATCAAACAAATCTTTTAATGCAAACATGCCTGGTCCTGTAATAGTCAAGTCAAACAACATTCTATCTTGACCACCTGGAATTTGTAAACCTTGTTTGAAATTGTTTAACCATATATCCCATTTAATACCTTTACGAATATATTCAACAATGTCGCCCGTGCCATCAATACTGGCACACATCAACCAATCTTTAAATTGTGGGAGATAGTCATATAAGTTCTTGCCATAGTATTCCACACGACTTAAATTGCTATTATATCGAAGATAACAATTTTTTGCACTACCGTTTTTAATCATTTCCTCCAATGCCCACCAATGTATCTCATACATCAGCGGTTCCCCTCCGACCCAGTAACATTCCTCAACAATGCCGCGAGAAATGGCATCACGAAATTCAGGCTCCACAACATCAATCTGGAATTTCTGCATCTTCTCTTTGACTTCAGGAATCATGAAGGGCTGGTGTTCAGGTGTCCAGAACCCATGTTTCTTCTTTTCAGCCTCCCAGGATGAACTAAGCTGTTCACCACACATTCTACATTTGAAATTACAAATGTTAGAGTACCGATAATCAAATGAAATGGGTTCCATAGTTGTGAATCCTGTTTCATCCGTCTTGGTAAATGCCTCTTGAATCTTGTGTTGAAATAACGCACCCGTGAACCATTTACGATAACTACTAACACTCAAAATGTCATCGTTACATACATCACACTGAGGGATACGTTCACCTGCCATGAGTTTTTTACGAATATCCTTCATGTACTCACTATTCCAGTGTTCCTTAAGTGACACAGGATTGAAATCATCTGCTGATGTTTTTGATGCTTTTACTTCACCATATCGTTCATCATTTGATGCATCAATGTATTGTTTTTGAAAACTATGTTCCTCACGGCTGGCACAACACAACCTACGTTCTCCTTGCGGGGAGATGTAGGTGTGTGTCCAAGGTGCCATACAAAATACTTTATTTGGACTCTCAGGATCCAGCTGGCCATGTTGCCAGATTGGAAGAATCTTACTCATTGGCTCCTAACTCATCCTTGAGGGTATTCCATCCATGAGATGTATCTTCATCATATCCTGCCGTAGTGGCAGGATCTCCTGCCATGTCATGTATAACATTTAATTCCTTACGATACCGATTATTCTTGATTTCATCTTCTGTTGGCACCGGAACATCAATACTATCAATGAAGTCTACAAATTCCTTCGGAAATGTTTCACGGAAATTTTTTCCTCGACGCACATCATATTGTAAGTAGAAATTTTTGAAATCATTATACAACATGTCCTTCTCGGCAGTATTTTTATGTGGTGTGTCAACACTATCAAGATAATCAATTAGTCGCTCCACATGAGCTTGCTCCCATGGGCTTAATAGTGTGAGACCGTTCATATCCTTCTCTCCTTTCACAAGAACAGCATCAAGCCAAATTCGAAGTTTATCACGGAATTTCTCCTTCATGTCTTTGGGCAGTACAGCTGCACTTTGAAATGATGGGAAACGAAGAATGTTTAATGACATGTTCATGTACTGACGACCATATTTTCTCTTGAACTCAAACATATCATCCATAAATTCTGTGATTGATGATAAACACAGGCTGTTAATGGTCATCATCATATGTAAACTTTCAAGATTACCCTCAGAAATTAACCGATGTAAGTTGTTCTTCCATTCCTCATATTTCATACCATCACGAATATATTCGGAATGTTTACCCACTGATTCATTTGAAGTGTAAATTTGAAAACGAGGTACATGATGACTAGCCTCAATCAACTTGTCCAGTGTTTCTTGTTTTTTCGGTACAAGATTTGAGTTCATGGCAAATCGCATATTTCTACCACGTTCCGGATTTTGCTTGAACCAATCAAATAACTTCCAGACTGACGGTGCCATCAAAGGTTCGCCGCCTGTGATACGGATTTCTTCAAGATTATCTGCCAAATCTGATTCCCACCAACGCCAAAATGCCTTGACATACGGATTCTCATCCTCGTGACGATATCCTTGAGCCCAGGGTGCAACATCAATGAAATGTCCTCGTCCATCACTTACAATATTTCTATATGGACCTAAAGTTTTAATGTCTTTCACCCAGGTTGTTGAGAAGGCAGGGTTACAATATGAACATGCAAAATTACAAGTCCGTTCAAAAGAAATTTCTAGTGTACGAAGCGTAACATCATCCTGCCAATTCATTGTACTGGCACGAAGAATGTCCGCATCCTTGTAAATTTCTGTTTTGTATACTCGGTCAGAGACATTGTTTCTTCCGATATCTTCCACCTTCCAACAATACTCACATTCTGCTGGGCGTGTACCTTCTTGCATGTACTTACGCATTAGCTTTTTATGTTTTGTGTTGTGAATGGCAGAAGGATTTGCTTCCAATTCTGCGACATCAATGTTATGACCAGGAGGATGGTGACAACTTGTAGTCTGTCCATGTCCCAACCAAATGGTTGCATTATACCATTTGGCAGCACAGAAACTTGGGCTGACACTATCAATCATTCGTTTCTTGAATTCTAAGAAGTTTTCATCTGAACGTCTAGTCATCTATTGTATGCCTCATGTTTACATTCTAAAAAGAATTGTTCGTATTCTGGGAAGGTTTTCACAAAATTTGTATTTCTTCTCTTATCGTGTTCTTGAATGAAACGATAAAAGTTTTCTTTATTGTCACGAAGTTGTTGACTATCTATACCTTCCTCCATCAAGGCTAGATTACGCTTCAACTTTAAAATTTCATATGGCTTGAATCCCGTGAATGTCTCGGAGTAATCTTCACCCTGAACATTGTCTTCCATGAATTTAATGATATCCTGTATTTTTTCAACACCTTCCGGTCCTGCATTTTGAATCATGAACCATGTGGGATATCGAAGAACTGGAATATCAAACCAAATTCTCTGAAATTTCTTTTTTACAAAAGGAGGATGTACAACACCGTGTGTGGGAGCAACTTCTACAACATAATCTTGTTGGTGCTTACCTCCAAATTCTTCGCGCAGGTCTAGGATCATCTGTAAAAACTGTTTCAAACTAGGAATACTGAGAATATTGAATGTATTGATGAAACTTACACTTGTATGTCGTGTTTCTCTCAAAAACGTTCTCACATTATTCAGTAATCTTGGAAATTCCATACCATGACGCATATACTCAGCTTGCTCACCATAACCATCACAACTCACAAATAACATGAAGTGTTTGAAGGCAGATTGAATATACCAGTTGTTATTCGTTTCAGGATTTACGTTGTGTGTATCTTCAAAAACACGGATGGTTTCCATGTCTTTAACTGTGCTCATGAATTTTTCAAATAATTCTTGACGCGGAGGACACATGTTAGAAGTAATGGATAACTCTATCTGTCCATGGGGGTGATTGTTAACATAGTCTAGAACCTTATAGGTATTGGCATCCATTAAAGGTTCGCCGCCCGTCATTCGAAATACACGGAGATTATGATAAATTTGTGGCCACCAGTCCCAAAATGCCTGAACATACGGATTATCTTTCTGTGCAACGTCCAAAGGCATCAAATTCATATTTTCTAACGCCTTAACATCATTGTGTTCAAAATTTTTCAATGCATAGGGACCAAATGTTTTGACTTCATCATGCCAGGTGGTACTTAAATGCGGGCTGCAGTACATACACTTGAAATTACAGGCTTGATTGAAGTTTACCTCAACATATCTTGGCGACACATCCCATTCAGCCCCATTTTTCACAACCTCATCAAATACAGGTGCAGCCCACCATTCACTACTTCTATAATGACGGTCGCTCATATGCCCCTCTACACCTCCGCCGGGTGCATCTTCCATTTTCCAACAATAAGAACAACCAGCAGGACGTTTTCCCTCCATCATCATCCGTCGTTCTTCAATTTTTTGAGGTGTATTATGTAACACACCCGGATTCTTTTTCAAAAGTTCAACCGGGATGGAATGTGTGGGCGGGTGATAGCAACTCTGTGTTCTTCCTTGAGGCAAATGTAGAGAAACCTGAAGCCATTTTGCAAGACACATTGAGGAACTTACACCATTCAATTTTTCACGCATTATTTCTGCGCTATTATGATATTCTATAGTCATGAGTGCACATATTTAAAAGTTTGTACAGTAAAAAATCACTTCACACCTATAATCATAAAACGAGTAAATTGTTTACAATCTAAAGATCCAGTCATACGAACATTCATTAGAATGAACGGCGCATAAAATTCTTCCAACGTGTCTACACAATTAACATGTTCATCACAATCAAAATAGTTATTGCTTTGCAAAGCAATAACAGTATTATTGGGTATTTTTCTATACCAGGTATCAAGAATTTTTTGGTTTACGTGTTCAACTGAAGTATTAATTACCAAAGAATCATCGCTATAATCAGAAAAATTTTCCATTTTTTCTGTGATAAAGTTTATTCTAGAATCATGATTACATAATGCAGCTCCTATTGCTGTACATTCAGGATCCTGGTCAATAGAAAAAACTTTCACATGGGGATATGTATCCACTATCATTTGTGATAGAATTCCGTACCATCCCCCGAATATGTATACGTTTGAAAAATTTTTAGTGTTGGTATTACAAAGATTTTCCACTAACCAAACCTTACTTTTAATTTGGCTCTCCCAAAAATTTTCTAAAATACGATATTGTTTAGAAGAATCATGTTGATAGCTACGAATAACATTCATCCATTGAATGATTCTTTCAGGTGCTATTGTAACAGTTTTCATGGATAAATGAATTCATCGTTATTGTTCTTTTTTTGTCTGTAAAATTTATAATCTAGCAACTTTGTGATAAGCCAATCAACAATTTTATCTACAATTTTCATCATCGCACCGTATATTGCTCCAAAGAGCGGTTAAGGACATTGTTTACTTGGATGAATTGTGCCTTTTCAGACATTTCCGAGATATTTATCGCGTCAATATAGGCACATGTTGAACGAATTCCGCCTAAAATGTCAATAACAGTGTGTTCTACTAGTCCCTTGTATGGAATTTGTACGACACGCCCCTCGGAAGCGCGGTAATTTTTCACTTGATTGTGCTTTTGTTGAGCTGCATGGCTGCTCATGCCGTAAAAAGTCACTTTTCCATCACGAATTTCTTGTTCCGACTCATCATGGCCGGCAAAAATACTGCCTGCCATCACCATTTGTGCTCCTACGGCCAGTGCTTTTGAGAAATCACCAGGAAAAACACACCCGCCGTCGCTCTGAACGCCGCCTCCTACGCCTTCAGCAGCAGGAACACACTCCATGAGAGCAGAAAATTGCGGATAACCCACACCCGCAACACGCCGTGTAGTACATACAGCACCGGTTCCAATGCCCACGCGCGCTAAATCTGCGCCTGACAGGATCACACGCTCAACTGCCTCAGGTGTAACTACGGTTCCTGCCATGATGAAGGCGTCAGGTATGCTCTCGCGCACACGCGAAACGAAATCATAGAAGGTGTTCATGTAACCATTCGCCACATCAATGACAATTTTCGGCTTCAATCCCTTGTTACGCATATATTGTGACACATCCAACGCCTTACACAGGTCATCATCACTCATACCAATTGTTAAGAAGGCATGAGAGATATCTTCTTGCACCATCCAATCATCTAACATGTGATGTTTTGTAATGGCAGTAAACATATCAAACTTCTTCAATGCGCGATGCATACTAAATGTACCGACACCATCCATATTGGCAGCAATGATGGGGACACCCGTGATGGATGTACCCCACTTGCCTTGGATTGTTGTAGTCACATCTACCTGACTACGTGATGTAATGTCAGAAAATTGTGGCACAATTAAGACATCATCAAAATCCAACTTGACCATATTATGACGCCTTCTTGGTTACAGTTTCATACAACTGCTCAAAATCCTTATGCAGTTCAACTTCTTCACTGTAATTGCCCTTGTGGTAGGTGCGTGCCAACTTGTTGAGCACCTTACGATTCAATTGTAGGTCGTCGCAGACATCGTTCTTTAATGTTTTCATCAGGTCACGCTCCGCCTCAACGCGGGTCATGCTGGCCGAAATTTCCTTTAAGGCATCAAGTAACTTCAGCTTATCTTCAGGTGATGCAGGTAGAGTCATGTTCTATGTTCCTCAAGTCAAAGTTTTTCCCTGGGTCATGTTTTCTGCCCCGAGGCCATGCAATATCTGAATGACCTAGTATGGGTTTCTCAACATTATCAGGATACCGCAATCTAATATAAGATAATAAATTTTTCAAGCTCTCGTACTGCTTACAGCTATAATTGGTGGAATTTGTTCCTTGTAGTGCAATGGCTATGCTAAAGCCATTCCAACCAAACATACCACCCCAACGTGAATCGCCTGCATGTTTTGCACTATGGCGTAAATCCATGAATTGAAAAATTGACCCATCAGTTTGGATGAAATAATGGTATGCCAATTTTCTTGCCCGTAAAACCAATCGTGTTGCACTCGCATTTAAATTCCCTCCATCATTATGAATAACAACATAATTTTTTGTTGTGTCACGGGGAACCTTACCCGGCAAGAAATTCTTTTTTATCTTTGGTTCTGCCGCTGCGAGTTGTAGCATCACTGCTAGTGATAGTGTTGCCAGCATCTAGTTCTCCTTTTGTGGGGATGATGAACCAGGCGGCAAAATATGCAATCACAATGGGCACCGGGGTGAACAATAGGCAAAATGCTGCAATGCGTACGACAGTAACATCCCAATCGTACATCTCACCAATACCGCCACATACTCCCCCAAACTTCTTGTTAGTTTCACTTCTATACCATTTCATGTTGTATCTCCCGATATTTCATCAGTGCAAGTTCTTTCGCCTTGGTCTCAAGGTCTATGTCAATATTTAGTCCATAATCATCAATGAAGTTGAATGCATAATCAGAATGGGCACGAGGATTGCCCTGTACATTCTCATTGAGATTTTTACTTTCGCTGTAGTGAAACAGCGGCGTACAATCCCACGTGGTTGCTGCCAAATGCGCGGCACCATGACTTGTCATACCATCAGGATGAAAGGTATGATGAAAATAGTCAAAGGTGATGGGTGTATTGATTTGTGAATAAATGTCATCATACAATTGCTTAACCGAGAAGGCATTCGCCTTGTCATCATTCTCCACAACCAATCGCTTTTGTGTATCTTCCTTGAGCATATGGAATCGGTCAATGAATCGGTCAATGACATCCTTACTGTAATTCATCCCGACATGAATGTTTAGTGGATAATAATGATTGGCAGGTAATTGCATCATAGCCATCAAATCATTGTGATGATTCAAGTCATGAATAGAACGCCGAGCCACCTCATCCTTCACAGTGCCGAGTTTGACAAAATGGTCAGGATGAAATGAGACACGTTGACCACTGTCACGAATAATTTTACCGGCATCCTTCATGATATCTACAATGTCAACCATGTCAGGTAAATCATCAATCACATATTCTGAATTCCATGGGAAGATGTTACTGCCAATACGAAACACCTTGATGTTATTTGCAACATTCCAATTCAAGATAGCCACCAAGTCCTTGGCATTCTGTAAGGCTAAAGCGGACGTGCGAACCAAACCTGTATCCTGTTGGAATGAGGCCTGGCGCATCGTCCGCCCAGTGGTGATTTTTTGCTTACCTAGTGTGACATTGATGCAACAGTAACCTACCTGATGTGGCATAACACCTCACGATTAGAGTCATATTGTAATATAACACCTTTAGGTGGTGTTGTCAAGGCATCACTACTTAGATTTTTTAGGTTTGCGAAGATGTGGTTTCACGCGAACCTTCTTCACAGTTCCTGTTTTCTTATTCTTTATTTTACGCCAAACTTCAGCGATATATTTATTCGCCATTATCTCTTTCTGCGAATATTGCGTGCTCGACGCTTTTTGCTACCAACCTTTCGCCGGCCTTTACGTGGACGGTTCTTGTGTGGGTGTGGCATCATTCCTCCTGTTTATCAGTTGAATTATTTTTTAAAGTTTCTGGATATAGAATTTCAAAATCTCCAGAATATAGAGGTTGTAGTATTTCAACAATCTTTTGAAGAAGAACTATATTATCTCTTGAAAGAATAGCATTTTTATTAAAACTCCCCGTATGCCATTCAAAAAATTTATCATGTATAACATGAGACAATGAGGTGATATTCACTATACGGTATTTTTTTGGGTCACCTTTTGTGTACTTGAAATAATTTATTAGTGGCACCGTATGGGTATCATACTGTAGTAAATCATATAATTCATAATCCTTATATGAGGAAAGAAAATTATATGCACTTGAAATTAAATCAGGATGTTTGTTGAAAGATAATTTTAGAAATGCTTCTGAATATAACTTATCATTTGTTAAATTATATTTAAGATTACTAGCATCTACTTTATCCCTGTAGACGAATACATTATACCAAGCCATAAATCTATCAACAGGATCTCTATAAATGAAATATCTTTCTTTTATAGAAAGGTCATCTATTAACTCATTAGATGACTCATCACGTATAGCCAATTGTTTATATCCCTTTTTATTAAAAAAATTTTCTAAAAAAGTGGATCCGCACTTATTGGCATATACCCACAATATACCTCGAGGTATAGAAAAATTTCCGAAAAAAGAAGGAAGTGTCTGATCCATCTTTATCCCATGTTAAACGTTATACGACACATTTTGTCGGATGCACTGTTCCTTAAGAGCCTCAACATGGTTCTTGCTCAATTCGGTTGCCATCTTCATCAATTCTGGGATGTTCTCCCGTGTAAGTTGCACTTCGTTTGGATGCATTATAACTCTCCGTGTTAGGTAATCCGCTATACTCACAAATTTCTTCTTGTTTTCCAAAGATTCTATCCCAATTGTCATTGTAGATATTTTTATCTACACTTAACGGTCTGGGTGCATCTCCTTTACCATTCATAAATTATTCCTCTCAAATGCCCATGTTCTTTCAACACAACCAATACATTTACTGCAATGTGATATTTTATCTATGAAACAACTATGTGTCATATTCAATAATTCTAATAATCCTTCATTTTTGTACATCTCAATGATTCTATCTTTTTGTAATCCTTTAAAAGGTAGAACTATTTTATTGTTATTTAAATATTCGCGTTTAGGTAAATGGTCCATATGTTCATTGCTGCCAATATATAACATATCAACTTCCACCTTTGCTAAATGTAGTGCCCATCTAATAAACGTTCTATCCTTATCTTCTTTTGTATTCTTCACAGGGATTGTAAAAGGAAAATTCACACTAACATTATTATTTTCATTTATATATGTTACTATGTTTTCTATTCTGTCTAAGTTAATGGAAGGGTCAAGTACAGTATAAAGTTGTAACACATTATCTTCTTTAGACAATCGGTTCAACAACAAAGTACTCTCAACCCCTCCCGTAAAAAACAATCCAACTTTCATCAATCTTGTAAATCTTTATCTAATCCAAAAGAAACGTAATTATACCATAGACGTTCATGGAAATAATATAAGGCAATCTTTGTGATGACTTCCACACCACCCACTGATACACCAATTTTCCAACTACCGGAAATTAATCCGGCAATTATCATGGTGTCTATAGTACCTAGTATTCGCCAACTAATGGCTTTGGCAATGTGTCGTTTACGCTGAACCATTACAATCCCATCTCCTTACGCACGTTAGTTGCCGAGATGGATTCTGTTTGGGCATCTAGATGAATTTGTTCCACCTTGTACCCAACATCTCGCCCATAATACACACCGGTGATGTTAGGAAGATAATAGATGTGATACCGTCCTTCATACTTGTCGCGCAATTTTTCATCAATGAAATTTTCAACTTCATATGAAGTAAACGGATTCTTTGCATCCGTGCCGTGAGTGTCACGGATACCAATCAACACCTGCCCTTCCTTTTCCAAGATGGTTTCAAACAACTTCACATGCCCATCATGGAAGGGTTGAAAACGTCCAATCATCAATCCTGTGGGTGCCTTCCAATTGAACACAGGCCTCGGAGCAAACGTCTTTTCAATCTTGGCAACAATGTCATCTGTCTGAACATTTACATCGCCCCAAGCTGTGATTTCAACATCAACAAAATCTGGGCGAATAAACACCTTATTGGTATCTTCAAATCGTCCTGCCTCAATGGTGTTCATGAACACGACGAAATCAGGTTCAAATGCCCAGCGCGTATCTGGTGTGGGGCATACAAAATCAGCAACACTATATTCCGTGTTGGCTACATGTGATAAGTCGCGCATGCGTGAAGCCTGACGAATTCTTCCTTCTTCTGAAAAGTCCCAATCATTGAACATCTTACGCACTTCATCGGCATTGAAATATGCCGCCTTGAGCTTTTCAGCAAGCACCTTTGCCAAGGTGGTCTTGCCTGAACCAGGTAATCCCATAACTAAAATTTTCATACTGTCTCCGGTGAAGTTGACCAAACAATGCTATTCAGTTTATACTTATATTCATTACGAATTGTCCTTTCTACAAATCGCCTAAAATCATCAACATTACGGAACATATGATTTGTTCCTTGATGCACAACACCAAACACACCCACTACTTCCAATACATCCACCTTGTTGATAATTAAATCTGTAACGTCATTCACATGCATGGCTTGAATGACATCATCAAGATGTAACCAGCGCACCTGTCGCTTTCTGCCTGTCGTGGCGCCAAATTCTTGCCCCACTTCTTGAATGGATGCAAACACAGCATCATCTTGTGTGTAATGTGTTTTAAATCCTGAGTAGGTTTCATATGCCTTCATGACACCATACACATTGCGCCATGTGCGCGGAGCAATACCATTCAATGCCACGGCGCCTGTTGTGCAATGTGAACTTGTGACATAGGGATAATCTCCCCAATCAATGTCAATTTGAAATCCTTGAGCTCCCTCACACAATACAGTTAATTCACGCGGCATCTGAAAAAAATATTGGGCAACATCAATTACGCCATAGGGCCGGGTGAAATCATTGAATGTAACTAAATCACCCAGACGATTTCCTGTACGGGCATACTTGTCCCGATAGGTGGGACCAATGCCTTGGCGTGTTGTCCCAATTTTATTATCTTGACCATCTTCGGCAATATGGGCGGGTGCCGTGATGTGACAACGCTTATCAACATAAATGTTGGTTTCAAATCCCAATTTCTTCAACATGTTAATTTCTTCAACCAAGGCTGGAATATTTACGACACACCCAGGACCAATAATGCAGGGAATGTTGTAGAACACCCCCACAGGAACTTGATGTGTCACCACCTTTTGTCCTTCATGATAGATGGTGTGTCCGGCATTGGCGCCGCCATTGAAACGTAAGACTACATCATAGTCACGCTGTTTTGCCAAATGATGTGACACCTTACCCTTTCCTGTGTCACCTGCCTGTAAATCAATTACAATGTCTGCATGTTTAATCATAATATAATCCTATGTGTAGTTATGCCGAGAAACTTGACCCACATCCGCATCCGCCTGTGGCGTTGGGATTTTTAAATGTAAATCCGGATTCCGTCAATGTCTTGACATAATCCAATTCAGCACCTTCAAGATATTGCGCTGAGAAAGGATCAACAATGATTTTCACATCGGCGGCGGCATCAATGAGCACATCATCATCGGCAGCAACATCTTCCAACATGAGTGTATATTTAAATCCTGAACATCCGCCGGGCATGACACCCATGCGATAATGTTGAACATCATGCTCCTTGTTGGCACGGAGTTCTGTGATGGCGTTATCAGTTACGTGAATATTCATTATCGTCCTCGGTTAACAAAACGAATTAAAGTTTGTACTGCTTGTGTGTTTTCTGGGCGGACAAATTCCAATCGTCCTGCCGTCTTGTGGTCATACACCATGGCGCCTACATATTTCTGAACACCCGAACATCC